ATTTTCTAAGTACTATCTTAAAGTCATTAAATGACTTATAAGATCTTTTGATCTTGATAGTAACTTAAAAGAAGCAGGTACACCGTATCTTAAGTTTCTTATCAAGGTGTGAAAACACCGAGGTTGTGAGACAATGATCAAAACTGCGAAAGCAATTAGATTATATGTAACTCGACATCTTAGCGGTCAACCGCTAATTGAAAAGACACCTGGGATACAGCTTACCAAGGATTTTCTTCCAAAAGTAATTGGTCCTGAATTGTTGAGAATAGTAAGAAGAGGAGATAACCGCGAAAAGCGCCTACTCCTAACCTTACTATATTCTACAAGAGCAATCACCCTTCCGATCCAAGCAGATTATAGTACCATAACGGCACCTTACCACTCAGAGAAGTCAGGCGAGTTTGAACTCTTAATTTCCGATATGAAAATCTATGTCCGCGGGTTCTTTAGGGCTTTAGGCCTTAGAAAACTAGCAACAAGTAAATCCATACATTGGAAATCATTTCATCAAACAACTAAGTCAGGACCAAATGGTCATGCACTTTATTGTTGATGAGAAGATTTCAAAGCTCTTCCAGATTCACTTAAAGAGTCAATTAAGGTTGTTGGTGGTCAGACATTGTCTGAACACATCGACCTTTATGACTCACTAAATAATAACCCGGTTACTAAAAGTATCCTGGATCTATTATTCGGTGTGAAACTGAAATTCAAACCAATCATAAGGTTAATAAGTATAATCCCTGATAAAGAAGGTAAGTCCCGAGTTGTCGCCATAGGCGACTACTGGAGCCAGACTTCATTATACGAATTTCACAAGTATATATTTTCTTGCTTAAGACGTATAAGTCAGGATTGTACTTTTAACCAAGGTTCTTTCCGTCAATTCTTGGAAAAACATGATGGACCATTCCATTCGGCCGATTTATCAGCTGCAACAGATAGGTTTCCAATCATAGTTATATCCCTTATTTTAAAGGGTCATTTCCCACCAGAAATAGTTGATCATTGATCAAATATTATGGTAGGTTATGGCTTCAATAAAAGTAAGAAGAAGAATGATAAAGTTAGTTATTCTGTTGGTAATCCAATGGGTTTTTATTCCTCATGAGGTACCTTTGCATTAGCCCATCACTTTGTGATGTTTTATTGCATAAAGAAAACTAAACTTTATAAGTGGAAAGACTCTCCATATGTATTACTAGGTGATGACATTGTCATTGGCTGTGATACACTTCTATTGGAATATTTAAGGTTAATGGAAATCTTAGGTGTCGAAATTTCGAAACATAAGACCCATCAATC